TCAGCCCTACCCGTAGCGCAGCAGCGCCAGCAGCGCGTAGGCGGACACGACCGTCGCGTCCACCTTGCCGCTCTCGCCCTGCTCATAGGCCCGGTTTATCAAGTCGCTCATACTTCTCTGCCGCTGGTATTCATAGGCCAGCCAGTCCATGCGCTCGTCGGCAGGAAGCGCCTTGAACTCGCTGAGGCTCCACTTCATGCGGTCGCAGATGCGATAGATCAGCCATCTAAGTCCGTCGAAAGGGCCGGTGACGGATGTCTTCCTCCGCCGTCTCGATAAGCTGGTTGGTGATCTTCCACAGCGCCGATACCGCCCAATTATCCAAACCCGCGATGTACGCCAGCTTTTCGTCCGTCGTCTCGCCCGGCACATCTATCGCCCAGCACGCCAGAATCTGCGCGTGCATCTGGCGCATCCGGTAGCGTTGCAGCGCGTGTAGATAGCCATCGTCCCGAAAGTCGCGCTTGCGCGTGACCTTGCCATCCGGGTCGGTAAAGAACTCGTCTGTGTACGGCGCTTCCGGCGGCTCGCCCACAATGCGCAGTGCATCCAACGCCTCATCGGGCGTCAGCGCGCGCATCTCAAACAGCAGTCGCTCACCGGATGGTGTCGTCACCTCATACTCATGCAATGCGCCATTAGACCGCAAATCGTCCAGCGTCGCCTTGCGCGTTTCCTTCGCCATGCTGAGCCTTTCTAGCGCGCCTAGTACGCGCTCCATGCGTTCGCCTGATAGGAGAACGTAAGCCGATAGACATCCCCTTCACGCCCCGCCAGCCCCACCGAGTTAATCGCCCCGCTGTACAGAAAATACCCGGCACTTCCCTGGTATCCGCTGTGCTTCAGGTGCAGAAACACGCCCGTTTGTGCATCAGCGAACTTGCGCAGGGCGAGCAGGTCTGTCGTATACATCGCGCCAATGTATACGTCGGCACGCTGGCCTGTCCACAGGTTGTGGTAGGCACCATCCAAAGTGCGGAAGTTGTCCACACCGTAGGCCAGCGTGCCGCAGATGCTCTCGGCATAGGCGACAACAGCCGAGGCCGTCGCGCTGCCCGTCCAGAGGTACATCGTACCTTCGGGCCAGGCGAAGGTCTCGGCCATTTAGCCGATGTACCCGCTCGCCGTCGGGCCGTTCATCGCCAGCGCCACAAACTGAAAGCTCAGGGCGTTCTCCTGATCGCCCTCGGTGAACTGACGCTGCGTGAGGGCAGCCCCATGGAACTGGTAGAAGAAAGCAGCCCCCGCTTCTGGCGCGGTCATCTTCAGTTCCAGATGCACCATCGGCACCGATGCCCCCGCCCCCGCCGACGGGTTGGGAAACTGGGCCGTAGTAGCCCAGGCCACGTCAAACGAGCCGTTGATGGCCTCTTTGCTAACCAGCTTGTGATGGTTCGGAATACCCCGGTCTGAGATGGTAGCGATGGTATTGGCGCTCGTCCAGGTGAAGTTGCGGACGAAGCCCATCAGCGCCGTCGGCGCACCACTCGCCGTGGCCCATCCCGACCCGCTGCCACTGGCCTGTACCCAGCGCAGCGCACCCTCGTAACGATTCCTGACTTCTGGCATGATCTGACTCCTTGTCGCCTATGCTCGCTCTATCCAACTGAAGTAAAGTAACATCCGCCGCCGCTCGATGTCCGGGTTGGGGTCATAGGGCGGCGTCCGCGCCTCTACCCTGTCAATAACGATGCGGTAGCTGACATTGCTTGGAGCCGCCGCATTGGTGTAAAAGTCTTTTATGATTAGCGCGCTGCCCGTGCTGCGCAGACTGATCACCGCCTTCGTCAGCGCATCCTGCATCTGCGCCAGTTGCGCCCGCCAGTTGGCGTCGCGCCGCGTGGCCCAAGCGTTTACTTCCACAATGCCGAACTTCTGCTCGCCTGATCCATCGTCCACGCGCCCGCCCTGGTACGGAGACGGCCCGGTATCCGCGCCCAGGTAGTGCACCGAGTAGCAGGGCAGCGTCGCGTTGCCCATCGGGTCTTGCGGGTTCTCCACGACCAGCGTGACGCTGCTCAGCAGGGGCGGCTTGTTGCCAGTCAGCGCACCCTGTAGCCAGGCGTAAAGCGTGCCCAGAACGTTGTATTGCCCGGTCGTGTGCGAGAACGTCACCGCTAGAACTCCCCCATGATTTCATTGATGTACTTATCGAGCAGCCGCACAGCGTGTTCCTCAGCGCGGTCGAGGAAGCCGGCGGGCGCTTGCTTGCTGTGCCCCGCGTTCAGGTTCTCGATGTAGGGCACATTCGACCCCTGCACGATGGTCAGGCCGTTGTCCTTCTCTTCCCATACGGCGTCGCCAGGCTCGGCCCCCTTTGCGTGCGCCCGTAACATGCCCGGCGTCCAGTGCCCCCAACTTGCCCGCGCCCGCCCAGTATCAACCGGCATCTCCTCTTTCACGCGCCGCTCCGTCGCCAGCGATGTTTCGCGCAACCGCCGCTTGCAGGACACGACGATTTTCTTCGCCTGCTGGTCGGTGTAGCGGCGTTCCTCATGCAACTGCCTGGCGTCAACCTGGATGCGCATCTTTCACCGCCACCATTTTCAGGCACAGCTCGACAATCGCGTTAATCCGCCCGATTGAACTCCGGTACACGGCCTGTTGGAACAGCGCATCGTCCAGCTTCGTGTCCGGGTCGTACATGATCTGCGTCTGCGCCTCGACAACCCGCACCGCGTCCTCGTGCGGCGAATACCAGATGTCGCGTTCGATGTCGAAGTCCCAGTGCCCGTTCTGTCGGTAGACGAACGGTGACCCGTCCCCTTCTGGTGGTTTCAGGTAGCCGAACGTGGCAAACGTGATGTATCGCGTATGCGTTGGGTCGCTGATCCCGCTGTTAGACCAGGCGAACGGGGCCAATATCCACGCCGTTCCGCCCGGCTTCATGATGCGATGCAGTTCTGAGAACCACGCGAACCACCCATCCTGATACTCCGGGTGACGCGGCACGAACTGCCCCTCCCAGACGATATGGTGCGGAATATGCTCCACGATGTGCGAGGCGATGGCATAGTCATAGGTATTATCGGGCAGCACCGCGCCATCGCTCTCGCGCCACGGGTAATCGAACAAATCCACAACCTTATTGACGCCCTCTAGCCCGTTCCAGTCCGCGTTATCCCAGGCGATCTCCGGGTCAGTGTAGAGCCAGTCAGGGATTAGCCCATGATGTTTTGGCCGTTCGCGGGGCAGTATCACCCTCCCGCAACCCAGGTTAATCCCGCGCTTGGTCGTCACTTGTCTCCGCCGCTTTCTGCTGCGCTTGCAGCCAGTCCACAATCACCTGTGCTCGTGCGTCCCATGTGCCGAGCTTCGCCCATTTCTGCCCGGCCCTTGCGATACGCTCGGCATCCGTCGGGTGCTCCAGCGCCCAGCGCACCTGCTCGACCGCGCCCGCCGTGTCATGATAGAGCAGGCAGTTCTGCCCATTGACCAGCCCTAGCGCCTCGCAGTCGGGGCACTCATCCATGACGACCAGGCAGCCCATCGCCGCCGTCTCCCAAACGCGCTGGGCCACGTCACCCGCCGCGCTGCGCACGAGGCTGATCTTGCTGTCCTGGTAGACCGCCGCGTACTGGTCATACACCGCGCCCGTGCCGTAGGCCATGCGCAGCGCCGGAATGTCGCGCAGCGCATACAGCAATTCGGCGCGCGGCCCGTACATGACCGCCAGCATCGCCGCGTCGTAGTGACGCTTGCTCCAGGCCGGGCCGGGCTTGAAGGCCACCTGGTCATAGCCGCAGGGCAGCCACGTCACGTTAGTCTCACCGATGCGCGCCCCGTGCCCGTGCGCCAGGAACAGGTGATCCACATCAAACTGCCCGTAATCGCGTACATGGTTATCTACGCCATACACGACCCAGGGCATATCGCCGCTGCGCTCGGCCCCCATGTTCGAGTCCATGATCAGCACGGCGTCCGGCGTCCAGCCCTCGTCAATCTCTGAGGGCGTCCAGATGTGGCGTGGATCAACCTGACCGCCCCAGATGGCGTTGGGCGGCTCCGGCACTGGCCCGGCAGACCGCGCATCATGCCCCATGCGCCGCAGCGCGTCCAGCACATAGCGCCCGGAGGCCACAGGCCAGTGAATGGCAAGTATCAGCAGTTTCATGCCCAGAACCTCACTTTGATTGCCGGCACGTCAGGCTCCACAATTTTCGTATCCACGAATTGCCGCTTGAATAGCCGCGCATTCACAGCAAACGATGGACTGCCACCGGTGCTACCCACTTCATGGATTAATCGTATGCGCGGTTCATGCCAGACCTCATAGCCCTCTAGTTGAGCGCGCACACACAATGACACATCTTCAAAGTACCCGCGCCCGTAGGCCGTATCGAACCCGCCCAGCATGTTCCACAGCCCGCGCCGGACGGCCAGCGCCGCACCCGTAACCCAAGACACCTTGCGCGCCTTGCTGATCGGCTCCCAATCGGGATTGCCATAGCCCAGCGCCTCGTGGAACGGCTGCCCAGCGCCGTCAAATAGCCCGCCCACTGACTGGACTTTGCCGTCAGGAAACAACAGCGTAGGCCCGACAACGCCTACCTTGCCATGACTGTCAAAGAGCGCCAGAAGGGTCGCATCCCAGCCCGCCGCAGTCGGGTAGCAGTCCTGGTTAAGGAAGAACAGCACCTCGCCCTTTGCCCGCTTCGCCGCCTGGTTGCAGTTGCCCGCAAAGCCGAGATTGTAGTTTGTCCGCTCGCAGCACGGCCCCAGCGACAGCGGCCCGTTGTACTCGGTGCTGCTATCATCCTGCACCAGCACCTCAGTTAGCTCCGGGTCGGTCGTCTCGCGCACCAACCGCAGGCAGCGCGTGACCTTCTCCAGATGGTTATAGGCCGGGATGATGACGCTAAGCCTCGGCGTGCTCACGCTTCCCCTCCAGCAACTCGACCTGCTGCCCGACGGCCTTGCCAATGCCTGCTGCCACGCCCGCCGGGTCGTTCGCCATCACATAGACCGGCGCATGTAGATGGATGGATTGCCCGGCCACGCCCGCCGGAATGCTCGGCTGCGCTGTCGGCGTAGGCGCGGGTTTCTGGCGCTTGCGCTCCAGGTCAGCGGCCCGCCGGGTCACGACCGCACCCAGTATATCCGCTACGGCACTTGCCGCCTTTTCCCAGGTGCGCCCCTTCGCCCACTCCAGCGCCCTCGCGCCTTTTGCCAACCGCTCGGCAGGCTGATCATACAGCGCCCGTAGCCCTTCAACCAAGTGCGCCATGTCGGGGCTGTAGTCACGAGCTCCGCCCCAGGTGCCCAGCTCGTCTGGCCTGGCGCGTACCAGTAGGCCGCGCTCCTGGTCGCCGATGATCTCACGCCCGCTGCAGTAGTCGAGCGCAACCGTTGGGATGCCCGTTGCCATCGCCTCGATGTGTGGCAGGCCAAACCCCTCACGATGAGCGATGACCATGTGCACGTCCAACAGGTTGTAGCGTTCGTTCAAACTCTGCACGCCCGCCCGTAGTGCATCCTCGCGGTAGCGCACACGTGCCGGGTCAAGCCCGCACTCGGCGATCAGTTGCTTAGGGATGTCCCAGCCCGCCGGACTCGTGCGCTCGCAGTCCAGGAACAGGTAGGCGTTGGGCACGTCAGGGAACGCCTCAGCGAAGCCCTGTACCATGCTCGGAAACGCCTTGCGGCCCTGGTTCATGGCCATCACGCCCACTACGAAAGCATCAGGTGGAATGCCCAGCTTCCCGCGCAGCGCGGCCCGCGTCGCATCATCCAGGCGATGGAACTCACCCACGTCCACGCCCGGCGGACACAGCCCCGCCGTGACGCCCGCCTTGCGAAACGCCTCGACGCCGAACTCGCTGATTGTTAAGAGTGCATCGAATTGCTTGGCGGCATCCAACCAATCTCGATAGATTGGCACTCCATCCACTGGCGTGATGACTATCTGCGCCGTCGTGCTCCAGTCAATGCCCGTCGCGTGGCGGGCCATAATGTGATACGGGAAGTCCTGCACACTCAGCACCACGTCCGGCTGATATGCGCCCCAGATACCTGTCAATGCCGCGCCGTGATCCCGCCCGTTCAGCGCCGCCACATGGAAGGGCAAGCCCAGGGGCAGCAGCCCGTCATACTGGATGCACGCACCCATAATCTCGTGCCCCTGCCGTCCCAGGTGCAGCGCGACGGCCCGACAGATGCGCCCGAAACCGGTCGGGATAAAGTCGCCAAAGATGAGAACCTTCGTCACTACTCCTCTCGCGCTTTCTGGCGCTTGTGCGCCTTAACCGGTCGTATCGCCCCGGCGCAGTACCGTCCGATACCAGACCTGCCCGCCGATATGCGTGGGCGTGCTATCGCCCTCGACGCGGTAGGCCACGCCGTTCCAGATCAACTCATCAAGCGGCCCCAGTGTGACCAGCGTGCTTACTACGGCATCCCCGGCCATCATCTGACCGGCGGGCAGTTGCACCTCGCGGAAGCGGCTCTCATTGCCCTGCGGGGCGGCCCATAGCGCCGTGATGACGCGCTCGGCATAGGTGCGTGATTCGCCGCCCCCCGCCCAGTACGCGCTTCCTGTGCCCGTCGTGGTGCTCAGGTAGTGCCGCCAGATGGCCGTCGCGCCCGCGTAGGACTGCACGCCGACGAACTGGCCGCTAATGCGGCTGCTGTTTGGCCCCCGGTAGCTCACCAGCCCTCCTGCCCCAATGCCCAGGACGCATACGCGCCAGCATCTACCGCGCCCTCATTAACCTCTTCGTTCAGTTGCTCGTACAGCTTCTGCAACTGCTGTTGCGCGGCAGTGTCGTCATACTCCGTCCCATCCGGCGCGGCCCACTTCGCCCGCTTCAGGCTATCGAACATCAGCGTCTTGACCGCCTCCAGCGCGGCCCCGGCCACCGTCCCGCCCACTGCGGTAAAGTGGCCGATCTCATCATTGCTGAAGATTGTGTGCACGCCGCGCACACGGAACGCGCTGTTGGCAGAGATGGCTCCGCTGAACGCCACAAAGCCCGTCGCGTCTATCGTCGCGCCCGTCGCTGTCCAGCCGCCCACGCCCGGCACGAAAGCCGTGCCACTGACCACGTTCGTCACGCCCAGCCCAAAGATGGTCGCAGACCCATCCCCAGCCAGCGTCGAATCAAAGATGGTGGGCTTATCCTGAATGCGCAGACGCACCTGCTCAGCGGTCGTCAGGGCCATCGCTTAGCTCTCCGCTTCTGGCTCCTCCGCCTGGTCAGCGGAAGCCTCCGGCTCTTCTTGCCCCTGTTCGGCGTCATCTTCGTCCGGTTCTTCCTCAGCGACCGCCTCAGCCTCGGCAACCTTGCGTGGACGGCCCCGCTTCTTGGGTGCGGGCTTTTCTGCGGGCGTCTGTGCCTCGAGCAACGCCTTCAACTGCTCGGTCAGGTCATTCAGCTTGGCTTCCAGAGTGCCCACGCGCTCCGTTGCCGCCACGACTTCCTGCTCACGCTGGTAGACCTCATATAGCGCCACAACCTCGCGCAAGTGCTGCGGGTGCCAGTGCAGCCATTGGGCAAAGGTGGCCTCGCTGCGCCCGTGCACGTTGTTGACGTAATATTGCATACTGGGATAGAAGCCCAGTTTGTTCAGCAGTGTCGTATCCCCGTTCTGCGCCTCAGCGAATGCCTGCCCGACGACCTCACGCATCCAGTCAAGCGCCTTCTGTGTCTGTTCGTTCATGGTATCCCTTTCTCAGTGTGGGGGGCAGGTTGCCCCACCCCCCTACTCCGTGCTAGTCAACCGTCGGCGCGGTCGTGCTGGACGAGTAGTACCAGAACCGATCATCCACGATGCCGAAACCAAACCACGTCCGCGCATAGTACCGCCACACGTCATTGACGGGGAAGTACTCAGGCGGCAGGACGCGGGCCGGATCGACGCGCTGGAACTTCACACCGCGCCCGCGCTGGCCCAACAGCCACTGATAGCTGCTGCCAAAACGGGGCGTCATGATGATCGTGTCCACCAGACCGTAGAACGGGTTGGTCACGCCGGTGCCGTACCGCTCCACCGTGATGACCGTCGAGTCGGCGTCCGAGTGGGCGCGCATCACCTGCTGCGAGCGCAGCAACTGCAACGCCGCGAAGTAAACCAGCGGCCCGCAGACGAGCGTATCCGGGCGCACGCCCAGGAAGTTGCCCGTGCGGTCGCGCTGCGTCACCAGGACGTTGTAGGCTGTGATCAGCCCACCAGCCGAGAACGTGGTAGTCGCCGTGTTGCTGTGCGTATAGTTGCCCGCCGTAGTCAACGCATCGAGCACCACGTCTTCTTCAGTCACGCGCAGCGAACGGCCAGCGGCCTCGGCGATCTGCTCCACCTTGCCAAGCTGGTCAAAGCGGCGCATTTCCTCGGTCACGGGCACAATGTACCCGCGCTTATAGTTCTTGACGATCTTCCCGGCTTCCAGAGCCAGCGCCGCCTCAGGATAGTCCTGGCCCTCCTCCACAACGGGCGCAGTGCCCATCGCGGCGTCGAGCAGGTACTCCTCCTGATGCTTGCTGGACGTAACTTCCGGCCCCACCAACTGCGGGTAGACGACCGGCTCCATCGCGTAGGACTGCATTGAGATGAAGTTCAGCCCCTGCCGCAGCAGGTCAGGGAAGTTCGCCGTATGTGCCGGGCCAAGTGCTACGGCCTCGGACAGTTCGACCTTGTCAGGGTCAACAGTACGCCGCCCATGACGGTCACGCGGGAACGGGATCATGTCCTCGGTGATGGTCAGCGGCCTGGATTCGAGCACGCGCTCTTCAACGCGGCCCCCTTCGAGAATCTTGGTCACGAGTGCGCGGTCAAGTGTCATCTCAGCACCCCCTAATAGTAGTCCGCATTACGCGGCCAGAGCCAGATGCCGAGTTGACCCGTACCGGCAGGGCCAGTATCCGCCCATTCGAACACCGTCGCCACAGCAGGAACCGGCGCTGCCGCCGTACCGCCCGAAACCGCGACAGGCGCAGCCGTATTCCAGGTCGAGCCGAGGCCCGTCACGCCTGACGCAGCCATAACGCCTGAGCCAGTCATGATCGGCCCGGCCAGCACGCCAAAAAGCGGCTTGCCAGAGAACGCCGCCGACACAGCGAACGTGCCGCGCGTCGCCACGATAACCGCCGAGTTGATGACAAGCCGGCCCGCCCAGTCCCTCGCGGGATTGCGCGTGCAGGCGATGCCCACACCCGACGCCTTCCAGGACGCAACGCCCGTGTGCGTGGCAATGATATAGTTGCCCGACCACGAGACATAATCGCCCGGATTGATCTCATGCGCAGTACCCGACGCAGGAAGGGACAGATACATGCCCTCCTGAGCCGGAGTGCTGGCAAAGATAGCTGAAGCTGCTACCGCCATGCTAACCTCCTTGCTGGCGCTTGCGGATAGCGTCCAGGAAATCGTCTACCGAGCGCACCTCGTCAATATTGATCGGCCCCGGCACTGTGGGCAGGGCAACCGTAGCCGCTTCCTGCACCAGCCGGGGCGCGCCCTTCACTGCCGGGCCGGACTTCGCTCCGCCGAGCGCCACCATGCGCGCCCCGCGTTGCACGATGTCCAGCCAGCGGGCTGGGTCGCTCGCCGCGATTTCCTCACGCAATTCGTTTTCGATAGGGACGGGAAGCGCCACTTTGCGAAACGCCCGCTCTAGCTCGACCTCTAGCCCCTTACGCGCCAGTTCGCCGCGCAGCTTGGCAAGTTCGGCCTCTAGTGCAGTCACCTTGTCCGCCTGTGCCTTCATCTGTCCTTCGGCTTCGACCAGGGCAACGCGCGCCTGATCCCTCTCATTCAACGCGGTAGCCACCGCTTCCGTCTGCCGAACGGCCTTATACTCCCGCTTCAGCCGTTCCACAAACTCCGGCCTTGCCGCGATAAACTCATCGTAAGTCAGCGCGCCTAGCAACTGCGCTGTCAGGTCATCCGCGCCCGCCACAAGCGGCAGAAATCCGCCGCCCGCCGCTGGCGTGGTCACGTCATCCACGCTGTGCACGGCCTCGATGCTCTCGACAATCAGGTCGCCATCATCGCCCTTGCTGGCCCGCCCCACGGCGTTGATGCTACCGCCGAGCAGCGTAGCAGGCGCGCGCCCTTCCACAATGTCGCGCACCAGCGCCCACGTGTCCTGCCCGGCATGGTTGCGCGTGAAATGGCGCACCGCATAGATACCGTCTTCGCGGTACTCCACGCCGTCCAGCCAGCCCGTAATCTGCCGCACGCTGCGCTCCGGGCGGTCGCGCCGCTCACCCGCCGACGGGTGATCCGCAAACGTCTTCACGCCCTCAAAGAGCGCCGTCGCCCGCTGCAACACGTCCGCGCCGTACACACGCCCGTTGGCGCTGCGCCCTGGGCGGATGATGCGCTGGCGTACCGTCTGCGCGTCGTTGTCAATGACCGCTTCGGCCAAGTCGAGCGTTTCCACAAAGACCAGCGTCTTGCTGTCCACCTTCCCCATCGTGCCCCCGCTTTCGCCCTCTTTGAGCAGGGCGTTTGCCACCCGGAATGCATACGTCTCGCATTTCTCCTGCTCGCCGCCCTTCGCCCGGCACTGGTCATACGCGCCGTTCCATGCGCCCACCCACTTCTTCGCCTGCGCGGGTGGAACGTGCTTCGGTACTGTGTCGGTCGTGTAGGGCATGGCGCTATTCCCTTTCAGCGAGCCAAAGCGCGTATCTCAGAAACGGGTCATTGTCAAAATAGATGCGCAGCCCGCCGCCCTGATCGGCAATGGCGTAAGCTACATAGCCGCGCCACTGCACCGCCTCCCTCTCAATGAACGCCTGAATCTTCAGCGCAAAGTGGTCGTCCATCAGTTCGCGTGCCGCCTGCACCAGCGCTTTCCTAACCGTTTCGCGCTCTGATGCGCCGTCTACCAGAATATCAGTCTCGCAGACGACTATGTCTTGGCGTGGCACCTTAATGCGCTTGTGCCCCAGCACCTCATAGATCATCGCGCCGCCATTTCTTCTGCCAGATACCAGGGCAGCCTCGCCTCGCGCAATCGCCGTGCCCCATCCTCTTCTGCCGCGCTCACAAATGAATCGTATGACCGCCCGCGATTCTCGAATGCCTCGCGCGCATAGGCCAGGTGGCCCTTAAGTCGCTGGTCGCGTATCTTATCAATCATGGTGTAAACAGTCTCATCATCAGGACTTGCCAGTCCCATAAGCCGATTTCGCTCTGCCCGCGTGAGTACCGTCTTACCCAGCCACTCGTCAGCAGCGAGGATCCCTGCCGCCTTTACCCGCACATCCCCAACGATATGCCCCGGCACTGTACCCTTCCCCAAACGATAGACACTGTAGAGCATGTCCAGTCGCGCCTCGTCCACTTTCGCGCGGTCAAATATCGGGTTCGCGTCCTCGTCATAGGCAAACATGTTTGCCATGTAGTCTGCAATTGCACTTTTGGCGGCCCCCGCCTCAATCACCGCTGGTGTGATCCCCCGTGCCAGGTCCAGCGACGCCTGATTTTCTGCCGCCATCTGCGCCAGCTTGTCAACTGGCACGGGCTTCGCCGCCGCCGTGCCGGTGAATGCCGCGCCCCGCTGTTCGTCTAGCCCGCCATCGGTGATCATGCCGTTGCGCGCCGCCCACTCGCCGTAAGTCTCTCGTATTCCAGCAACCTCATTCATCAGACGCTCATCTTTTAGCACCGGGACGATGGTGCAACGGCATCCCGGATGGCTGCCCGACGGCGGTTGTAGCTGCGGGTCGTTGAACTTGAACCGCTTGCCGTCCATCGCGCCGCAAATAGGACAGGTACGTTCGTCCTTAGTTGCCGTCCACTCCCAACCGCTCAGGATGTCGGCATTCTCCTCATACACCGCCAGCGCGCCCAGGTTGCTCGCCCGCAGGATTTCCGTGCGGGCAATCATGGTCGTCTGGTAGAAGTTGCGCGTAAAGCCCTTGCGCCTGTCCGTCTGGATACCGTACTCGTCGCGCAACCGGCGCATTGCCGCGCCTATGCCTTCACCCTTCACCATGCTTGCCGTCAGGCTGCGTTTGGTGCGCAGCACGAACTCCTCGCGGGCAAAGCCAAGTTCGGTATGCCAGTCCTGCCCCATATAGCGCCGGTCACGGCCCATCATCGGCTGCAACAGCAGAGAACGAATGGCCTGCGCGGGCAGTACAGGTCGAAAGCGTATCGGAATATTTGGATTAGTCGCCTGATCCAACACCCACGCGCGCCCGGCATAGCCCTGCTCATACGCATCTATCAACGCCGTGTCTATATGCGCCTCGGCCTGTGCGATCAATGCGTTAATCTCGCGCTCCATCTGCTCTAGCAGGATGGCCCGCCGCGCAAAGACCGGCTTGCCGTCATCACTGTATGCCATTGTCAAGGTGCCTGCTACCTCACGGTAGTTTTTCAGGTACAACTCATACAGCGCCCGCGCCTGTTCTTTCTCCAGCCCGTAAATGCGCCGCCTGACCCATGACTCTGCTGTGCGCAGCGCCTCGCTATCTGACCAGAGCGTGCGGGTAATGAGCGCTCCGTCATCAGGCAGCGGCAGGCGCGGCTGTCGGCTTCTCCCCACGTTCCTCGCCTTCTGTGTCTTCGCCTTCGCCCTCGTCCGGCAGGCCGATGTCGCGCGGCCTCAGCGCCAGCCCCTGCGCTACCTCACTACGCGCCGCCTCTTTCTCGCGTTCAATGCGCTTGCGCTCGACCGCCGCGTCCAGCCCCAACGTTGCCGTGATGATGTCGCCCGCGCCCTCGTCACTGACCCATCCGCTCATCGTCGCAATCGCCAGCGCCTCGGCCAGCGTCTTCGGGTCGTCCTCTTGCAAGTCAGGAAACTTGACATGCACGGCGTCCAGCGTGTCGATCATCTCCGGCGCATCGTCCGCGCCCAGGATAGCGTCCCCATCGGCGTCCTGTACCGGCACTTCGTCGGGCAGCCGTCCGGCATTAATCGCCATTTGAATGACCCACTTGTAGATCGGCATCCATACCTGCTCGGCCATCGTCTGCTGCGCGTCAGTGAACTTCCACAGCGCGGGCAACTGCTGAGCCGTCGCACTGGCGAGATTGGCGTTCTGCCCATCGCTCAGCATGTACTCCGGCAGGCCCATGCCGACGGCGGTCATCAGCTTCATCTGCCGCCCGTCTTCAGCCACGTCCGCCGCGCCAACTGGATTGCTCAGCGCGTTCCATCCCTCGCGGTCGCTGTGCACCACTACGCTGCCGGGCGTCGGCGGCTTGGCGTAGCGCGTCGCCGCCGCTGCTACGCTACTGGCCGTCGCCCCACTGATGGTCACGTCCCACAACAACGCCCCGCGCCACATGTTCTGGCGCGCCCGATTTTCCATCCATTCCTTGTAGGCGCGCAGCCAGGGCAGAATTACAAACAGGTCAGGCCGCCCGCGTAACTCGTAGCTGTGCCGGTTGATGGCGACGTGCAGCATCTCCGCCGCGTCGATCCACTCGTCTACAATTTGCCCGCCCACGCTGGTCGTGCTCTGCGTGCCCGTGCTGTATTGCAGATGGTAGCGGTACACCCGCCGAAAGAAGCCTGGGTCGGTCTCAATCTCTACAATGTGCCAGGGCGGGATGGGCACCACCACACCGCCGCCGTTCCCATCCGGCACCTTGCGCAGGAAAATCTCCCCGTCTACCTGGAGGTCTTGGAGTAGTGTCTTGTCCATTTCCTCAATAGCATTTTCAGGATTGGCCCGGAACTCATCAATGACCGCCTGCACATCCTGATTACGGCAGGTCACGACGTGCCCGCGCCCTACGGCGAACTGGCGCGTAATCTGGACGGCTTGCTTGGCGAGCGGATTGCGCTGGTAGGCCGCGTGGCAGTTGGTCAGCACCGCCTTGCGCGTCTCGAATGACCACTCTTCCAACGGGTCTTCGGTTGGCATGGTGATCGGGCCGTCATACGCCGCGCTGCGGTATGGCGAGTCAAACTGGAAGCGCATCGTCTGGCGCTGCGTGGATTCCAGGAACGTGCCCACCGCCTTCGCCCCATGCGCCTTGACCCAGAACGGCAGTAGCGCGGGCTGGCTGTAATCCACGCCGTCATGAATGACGTACTCCGGCGCGGGGATCGCCGCCCCTGTTGCCGTCAGCGGCGTGCGCCATTTGCGCCACTGTGCCCGTATCCGGGCGCGCCAGACTGCCAGCCGCGTTCTCATCGTCACGCCTTCATGCTCAGCGAGAACACCTGCGCGCCCGTCGCCGCCACGCCGCTCCCGCTGCCATTGGTCAGCACCAACCGCGCGCTGCCTGCCACGCCAAACCACGCTGGAGGCATGTCGTGCATCACCCCGCCTGTTGGGAACTGAATGCACCAGTTGGCATATCCGCTTTCGTGTGACAGGCCGGAGCGCCACGTGCCCCAGATGTCTTGGGCGTGAATGCTGATATGCGTGCCCGCCGCCGCCGGGATGGTGCCTGATGGCGTGACCGTGCCCAGGGCGAACAGGCCGAATGGGTATTCAAACGTCGTGCTGGTGGGCGATCCGCTGGGAATGGACGCTGTAAACTCCACCGCCATGCGGGTATTGCCGCCATAATTGCTTTTACTCTGCGTCATTGTTACCCCTTCCGCGCCGTCTCATCGCGGCGTCCTCTGCCTTCACGATCTCCGGCCTGGGGTCATAGCCCCGGTCGTAATCACATCCGTCGTCGATCATGCGCTCCGGCCCACGCACCATGTAGGCGGGCGCTTGCGGGTCGAGCGTCTTCTCGATGCGCTCAATCAGCGCCCGTCGCGCCCTAGAAATCACCGGCCCCAATCGTGTATTCGTCTGCATACGTTAGGCTCGCACTCCCCGCAATCGTCCCCAACATCTCATACGCCCCGCTCGCCGCGTCTACCTGGTCGTCATGTTCACCCGCCGGGAAGCTGCATAGCTCGTCTATGAACTCCCAGGCCCAGTGCCCCTCCACAACGTCCACAAGCCCCTGTCCCACCCGCGCGGCGAATGGGAGCGCGTTCGTCAACTTGTCTTTGTCCTTCGGAAAGCCCCAGATGCTGAAGTTGTGCAGACGGCTATCCTGCGCCAACTCCTGCCCGGCCCGGCTCATGTAGCCCTTCTCCTCGAAGCCCAACGCCACGTCCGGCCCGTCGCGCAGCGCCGTCTCCGCCATGAAGTCCGGCACTGACGACCAGTCCAGTTGCGCCCGCGCCACATCCAGCACGACCAGCCGCCCAGCCTCCGTCTGCCCCAGCAGCACGCCGACCGTGTAGTCCGCGCTGGTGCGGTCACTCATCGCTAAGTCCCAGTAGCGCACAGCCCGCGTCACTTCCGGCGCTCGCGGTATCAGGTGGAACGCCGCCCGCTTGAACAGCCCGCCCTCTGCCGGCACGGGTCGCTGCTGGTACAGCGCCGACCAACTGTATTCGCCAAGCGTGGCGCGGATGTTAGTCAACTCGCGCAGCGGGTAGCGGTCAGGCCACAGTGCCGCGCCCTCGCTGCGCTCCAGGTTGTCGTCGGGTTCGGCCAGCGCCGGCATCCGCAACCGCGTCCAGACGCCGGGCTGCCGGTTCAGTAGCCGCCCTGCGAGATCGTCCTGGTGCCAGCGCGTCATGACCACGATCACCGCCGCGCCTGGCTCGCGCCGCGTGTACAAGTCGTCTGTGAACCAGTCCCATACCTTTTCGCGGTACGTTTCCGACTCCGCCTCGGCGCGCGACTTGACCGGGTCGTCTACAATGATGATGTGGCCGCCCTTGCCCGTCACGCCGCCCCCTACCCCAATGGCATCCAGGCCACCTTCGTGTGGCGCGGCCAAGTCCCAGGCATTCGCGGCGCGACTGGCTTGGTCAAGCATCACGCCAGGGAACACGGCCTGATAGCGAGGCATCATCAGCACGTTACGGGCATAGCGGCTATTCTTCTCCGCCAACGACGCGCCATAGCTCGCCAGGATCACGCGGTGCTCCGGGTTGTTGCCCAGATGCCAGGTCGGGAACAGACGCGAGATAGTGGTAGTCTTGCCGTGGCGAGGAGGCATCTCGATGATGAAATGCCCGATCCCCCGTGCGCCCAGCGTCGCCGCGTGCAGGCTACACTGTTCCAGCAGCCGGTCTAGCGCGTCCAGGTGCGGCGCGTGCTGATAGCGTTTCCAGACATGGCGCTTGTAGTCTGTTAAGGTGCGGCGGGCAAGCTCAGCCTGTATCTGCCCACGAACGTCAGTCTTCGAGAGCTTGCGCCAATGTGCGTAGTTGCTCTGCGTCCATCCCGCTAAGGTCAAGCTTCACCTCTGCCGTCACCGCCCCGCCGTCGCGCCCGGTGATCTCCTGCTGCGTGCGCTCAACGTAGCCGCGATCCTTCGCCTGCGTCTTCAGGAAGAAGATCATAGCCGTCGTATCTCCGCCCTCAATACGCTTGAACAACTGTCCCTCAGCAAAGTCTTTCATGCCCTCGCGCTCATTTTCCAACGCTTCGCGAGCCGTCGGATATTTATCGAGCAGGTTGTAGACATGACGCGCAGAGCAGCCGAGGCGTTTGCCGATAATCGTCACGAAGCCCTTGCTACCCTGAACAGCCTTAATCGTCTGTGCCGCCGTGATACCGTTACTGTTCGCCATTTTTATGACTCTGAAATCTCAGAAGCGGACGGGTCGGGATCGAACCGCCACGCGGCACTGGACGCGCCGCCGCTACCATTAGCCGCCCGCATATAAACGCTCACCCCGATACATCCGCGCGCCCGCCTCGTCTATCGCGCTGTACGGCAATTCGGGCACCGTCAGGCGCGCACGGTATGACGAGTCAAGGAAATAGATGTAGCGCAGTTGGTGGCCCTCCATTGGTTGCCAGCCCATTTCAACGAAAGGTCGCATCGAGGCAGCTCCCGTCTCGACAATATTTTGGCCCTTAGTCGCGTTACCGCGACTAAGGATGGTGCGGCGCTGCCTCGCCGTACCCTTTGCGCCCAGCATCGTCATGCTTCCGGCAAAAAGCTTTGCCCTTCCTGGTCGGCGCGTGTCAGTGGCGACGCATCGCGTCGCCACTGAACCATCGGGCGCTTGCCATATCTGGTTATTTTGCTTAATCCCCGTCAGCACAAACCCCGCCGCCCTGTAAATCGTCCCGTCCCCTGACTGCGTGGCGTCCGCGAAAGAGATCACCCACTTCACCTGCGGCGCGTGCTTACGCAACAGCCGGAACGCTACCGCCAGTGCCCTACTCTCACTGTTGCGCGGCAGAACATCTGTAAACGCCATGCGATTAAGCTCGATAAACTCATGCCACTGCGTGCCCGCCACCAACCCCTGTATCTTGCGTTTGTCCAGCGATGGCCCGAACTGCAATGCGCCCTCTAGCTTGCCGTTGTAAAACACGCCAATGTGCAGTTGTGAATTATTGACCACCTTGCCCGAATAATGAACGCGCCGCACTAGGGCGTTTGCATCCTGGGCGCTGACCGGGCGTAGCAGAATATCCTTAGCCGCTCCCATTGAGGTACGCCTCGCATATCATGTAAAGCGCGTTTCCGTTGCTGTTCTCGTTGGGCTGTCCCTCAAAGTCACAATCGCGCTTCGCCTGCGCCAACGCCTGCGCCACAATCTCGACCTGTTCATCGTGCAGCGTGAAGGTCATCTGCTGAAATGGCGCGCGGTCGTCTTCCGGTAAGTTGCCAAACGCAGCGCCCCAATCATCATCGCCCGGAAGCGTCCCCAACAGCACGTCTAACTCAGCATCCCGCCACAGCGCCGACAAGTCCAGGCCCGCATCTAAGTCCGCCAGCACGCGCTCCGCGTCCCACTCTAACCCGACCTCTGACGCCCGGTTGTCATAGTAGGCATAGCGCCGCGCCTGCTCTGCATTGACCGTCTCCCAGTCGGTGCGCTTGACCACGACCAGCGCGCGCCCGTCCGTCTCGACCTCGATCACATCTTCGATACCCGCATCAGCAGCGGCTTGCAGCGTCTTGTTGCCCGCCGGTATAGTGCCGTCAGCAGCGGCGACGATAGAACGCGCCAGTCCCACCTCCTCAATACTCCGGTCGAGCATGTAAATGCCGCGCTCAGTACCCCGGTTGGCGTTGTGCGGGTCTGGTTTATAGTCGCTCAGCTTACGTCGTGTTACTCGTGTACCGTTGTCAGCCATAGCTCCCTCTGGGGGGCGGCCCCGTGCGCGCTAGCCGCCCCCACGCCTGAGGAGAGGGCCGGGAATGCGCCCGGCTCGCAGCGCGGCGTAGGCCACGCGCACGCTCAA